GCCCGCCTCCCAGCGGTCGCCGGTGCGCCAGGACAGGACGGACCCCAGCCCGAACGCCAGAGGCGCGCGGGCCGGGGCGACGACCAGGGCAGGCGGGGCCAAAGTTGCCACGTCCTACCTCCTTCGCTTCGCTCGCCGTCCGATCACGCCGTGGGAACGAGGTCGGGTCCGAGCAGTACCCCGGCGTGGGTGGAGCCATCGGAGTGAACCGGCACGGTGATGACTCGGGAGTCGATGCACCGCTTCGCGATCAGCCATGCCTCCTCCGTGAACAGGGCCAGGAACTTGTTCTGGCCGAGGAGCACGGAGTCGTACAGCGTGTCGAGGGTGATGAGGTCGTCCACACCCGCAACCCACGTACCGGCCTGGTAGAGCAGGAAGTCCACCGTCGCGGGCCACGTCTTGAACGTGTCGAGCGGGTTGATGTCGAGTGCCTGCCAGTCGTACACGTACTGCGGCGCCACTCCGCGCGAGCGGAACCAGGCGTCGATCCGGGCGTCCGGCACGTCGAACTCCGCGAGGCCGAGGCGCACGCTGAGGTCCTGACGGATCGCACCGCGAATCCAGTACGGGAACACCGCTTCGAGGGTGGTGGAGCGGGGGAGCCGCTGGGTGTAGCGGTAGTGCTCGACCTGCAACTCGATTGCCGCGAGGAGCGGAGCCGTGGTGCCGACCGTTCCCGTGGTCATCGTGATCGGCGTCGAACCCGCGACCACCTGAGCGATCTTGCCCGCGCTGACCTTGTGGTCGTGCGCGATCAGAGCGTTCTGCGTGACCCACGCCAGCATTTCGGGGTAGCCACGGACGGTGAGCAGATCGGCGATGATGCAGAGGCCGTCTGCTTCGAGTCGGTGGTCCTCCCAGACCGGGCACTCGATTTCGTAGCAGGGCTTGTCGCCGACGATGTTCGGGTCGCCGGGGTTGGCGCCCGGTGCGTACTCGCCCGCAATGGCCTGCGCCTCGGTGAAGTGGAAGCCGATCTTGGAGTACAGGTCAGCGAACGTCGGCGAGACCGGCACGTTGATGCCGCCTCGGCTGATGCCCACCTCGGGGACCGAGTAGATGCCGTCGCGGCTCGCGCCGGTGCAGAGGTCGTACAGCGTCTCGGACGGGGCGCACCAACCGGCAGCAGTGAGTGATCCGCCCGGCAGGCGGCTCATGTCGGTGGCGTACTTCATCGCCGCCTCCATCGCGTCCGGCCCGGTCGAGGCGACCATGAGTTCCTTGGGCATTTCGCGCTTGAAGGCCATCAGCGAGTGCTGTTCGCGGATGTGCTGGCCCCGCGACTGCGCCGCCTGGTACTGGCCCATCGGGAACGAGCCGATGCGCTTGTCGAGCATCTTGCCCGCGTCGATCCATTCCAGACCGGCGTGGTCGGAATAGCCGAGCGTGTCCGCCGTGGAGTAGGCCACGTCCCGCATGGAACGCGTCGGAGCCGCTGGCGCCTTGCGCTTCGGTGCGCGCCGGGTCGCGGCGTGCAGGTTGATCGAGAGCGCCTTGCGACCGGAGGCGGTGACAGTCTCGGCGGCACCATCGGCGTCCGCTTCGTCGTCCTCGTCGGCAGGAGCGTCGTCGTCCTCGTCGTCCTCGTCGTCGTCCTCATCCGCGTCGCCACCATCAGCGTCGGTGTCGGCGGACAGTTCGGCGACCTCGGGACGGGCGCGAGCGGCGAGCGCGGCGGTCGCGGCCCGACGTTCGGATGCGGCCTCCTCGCGGGTGGCCTGCTCGGCGGCGAGGGCTTCGATGCCGGTGGTGAGGTCGGCGAGCACGGTGTACTCCGCGTCGGTCGGCGTGCCCTCGGGGTCGTACAGGGTGTCGAACGCCTCATTGGCCTGCGTGGCGAGCGCGGCCAGTTCGTCGTCGGACAGTGTGGTCAGGTCCTCGGGGATGACGAGGGCATCGCCGGACTGGTCGGCGTAAGCGGTTGCGCGGGACACGAGTGTCGGGAACCGGCGCGAGATGGTAGCCATGACGGGCCTCCTGGGTTGGGAATGAACGGTGTCATACCCACCCGGCCCGATTTGCCCGCCAGCAGTGGAGTCCGATCAGACGAACAATCGAACCTCGCAAGCCCGAGCATAGCGCGACGCCCCGACATCGCATAGTGCGGGTCGGGGCGTCGAGTCGATTGCTACGCGGTCTGGATTTCTCCACCGCCGACGCGAGCGCGTTCGGCGCGGGCTTCCAGGAGCGAGCCGAAGGACTGGGTACGACCGTCAGACGTGCGGAGCGCGAACGACTGCTGGCCTCCCTGTTCGACCGGTCGCGAGGGACCGATGCGCTGGGTCGAGTGGTTCTGCGCCCGCGCGGCCTGCGAGTCCGCGACCCGTTGGGCGGCGTCACGTGAGGCTGACATGCCCGCTGGCGGCGTCGAGGCGTTCTTTCCGCAACTGCACATTTGACTACCTTCCTGTCCGACGCGCGAACTGCGCGACCTTGACCTTGTTGCGACGGCTGGCGAGTGCCATCAGTTCGGATCGCTTCTCCTTGTCAATGAACGACCGGAGGTAGGCGAGGTCGCCGTGGCTGAGCGTCGGGACGTTCTCGGCGGTGAGCGGCACGATGATGCCGGACGCCACGAGAGAGACCAGGTTGCCACCCGCCACCAGACCGGAGGGTCGGGGGACACCGAAGCCCGGCACGTTCACCGAGAGTGCGCCGACGAGTTCGAGCGCGTAGCCGACCCGGCGCCAGTCGCCGGACAGCGGGGCGGCGCGGAAGGCCCGCACCTGCTCGGGTGTCAGGTGCGGACGCATGGCTCCCGCGACCCAGATGCCGTACGCATCCTCGCCTGCTCGCACGTCAGCCGCCACCGTGCCGGTGTTGTCGTAGTGGCTCAGCGTCTCGGCAGGGGACATCTTGTCGCCCGCGTGCCCGGTCCCCATCGTCAGGTGACCGACGCTCACCAGGTCGCCCTCCTTGGTTTCGAGCGCGCCGGTGTGGAACCAGGCGTAGCCGCTGGGGCTGTTCGGCGGCGACACGCACTGCCCGCCCGCCGCGTGCGACAGGTGGCACGTGCCCCACAGCGCGAGGTGACCGTACACCCGGCCCTCGGGAGTGATCGTCAGCGCGGTCGGCCCGGTGAGGTGAGGGTCGTCCGTCCATGCCAGCGGCGGATGCAGGGGAGCGCTGGCGGCGAGGAGCGCGTCAGCCTCGGCCTGCGCCACCGCATTTGCAGCGGGGTTGCCGGACACGTCCACCACGGCCAGTTCGTCACTGCCTGCGGGGCTGTCGTCATCCTGGTCCTCGGGGCCGTCCACAATCGCGATGCGGGCACGCGCGAACGCGGGAACGGCGACGATGGTGGCCGACCGGATGCGTGCGCTGGTGGTCAGCATGATTTCGTCGTCGCTATGGATGGTGACGACGGTGATGGTCCCGTCCTCATTCGGGGCCGGGACCTCGATGTCCCCGTCGCCCTCCATGAGCGCGTTCATGTCCTCCACGAGTTCGGCGGCGACACGAATCTCGAACGACACGTCGTCCAGGTCCATGCTCACGCCGTTCTGGCGCGCGTCGTTCACCTGCCGGTACGCCTCGCGTCCGGCATCGCTGGCCATGTCGAAGTCGCCCTCGGCCCAGATCACACCGCCGTCACGGCGCTCGATGGACAGGATGCGCCCGGCTGTCTCAGCGCCGTCATGCGCCCCCACGTCGCGTCCCACGTACCGGATCAGGGGGTTCTCGTTCTCGATGTCCCAGGCCAGCGCACCGGAGGCGATGCCCCGACCGTCACCGGTCAGTTCGTTCTCCATGCCGATAGGACCAGCCCACCGTGCGGCTGTCGGGTACTCCGTCGCGGAGGCGATTGGCTCGGCGACGGCGAGCGCGTACGTCGTGATGTCGCGGCGGGGACGAGTGCTCATGCGCTCAGCGTAGCGCGTGCCCCCCACGAGGACTATGATCCCGTGGCCGTACCGCAGAAAGCCCCGCTTTCACGGGGCCGTCTGTGTCAGTCCGCCAGCACCTCGGCAGGCGGGATTTCGAGGAGCCGCACTGCCTGCTGGACGTGGCGGACATCCACCTCGGTCAGCGGGTTGTACGGGTAGCCCTCCTCGGCCCAGCACTTGTGGCAGAGGCCGACCTGCACCAGCAGGCGCGACCACTCCATCAGGTCGAGGGGATTCTTGATGCTGTCGTGCCCGGCCTGCACGTCGTGGCCGATCCCGAACAGAGCCACATTGAGTCCGGTCGGGTGGTACTCGCGGCACTTGTCGCAGGTGTAGTCCTCCTCGGGCGCGTTCGACCGCGAGAACGAGTAGGACACGGACAGGTTCTCCTGCCCGTCGTGGTACGAGCGGAGGGCCATCAGCCCCAGGTCACTCGCCATCGCGTGCGCGAGTTTGTCGGTCATCCAAGCGGACGGCTTGGGCAGGCCGTAGCCATCGCGGTATTCGGTCATGCTGTACTGCCTTTCGGTTGGGGGTTCAGTAGCCGACGCACTCGGACTCGGTGGTGCCGTGTGTGACGGAGCACCCTTCGGTGCCCGCGTCGCACGGCTCGCTCTCGTCACGGTCAGCGACCGGGCGGGCGACGACCAGGCTGAGCCGCTGAGCGGATGAGCCGTAGACCCAGCGACCCTGGAACCGGTAGGCGTCCCAGTTGTACGGGGTGCCCTCGTCGGCGGCGTGCGTGGTGAAGGTGGCGCGCTCGCCACCATCGGTCAGGCCGACGAAGCGGTTGTCCTCCGTGTAGAACCCGTTGCGGGTCGTGAACTTGAGCGTGACATCCTGTCCGGGGGTGAGCCGGGCGATCTGGCGTACAGCGGTCATGGTTGCCTTTCGGTCTGTTTGGGTTATACCTATAGCCTAACCCACCTGACTGAACGAAAGCCGAATGCTAGTTCGGGTTGAGCAGGTCGGCCAGGGTGAACAGCGACTCGATTGCGTCTGCGGCACAGACATTGCCCTCGGTGAGCGCGCCGACCAGCACGTCGAAGAACTGCGCGTCGGTGGCGTCGGGCTTCAACTCGTTCAACTGCTCGGCGAGCATCTTGGCGACGAGGTGGACGCACAGCGGGTGGTGGCCGGTGACATCAGCGATGAGGTCGAGTTTGTCGGCGAATGCGACGGACATAGGACTGCCTTTCGGTTGGGGTGGGCTGATCCGCCCGAACCGGGATCAGGGGTGAGACTGATCCCGGCACGCACTGTCAGCGCTTGGGTTCCTCGATGACTTCGAGCACGGCGGTGTTGTCGGCACCCTCGGCCCACGTCCAGCGGAACGCGCCCATGTCGTCCACCCAGACGTTCTGCGATCCGGGCGGCATCTTGACCACGAGCCGCTTGCCCTTGGCCACGGACTCGCGGCCCCCGCACGCCTTCCGCAACCGGGCGACGGCATCGGGGATCGTGGCGCCCCAACCCCAGTAGTGGTAGATCATGGCGACGTACCCCTCGACGTTGACGGGCGTGGTTTCTGTGTCGGTCACGGTGACCACCTCTCAGTTCGGGTACTGCGCGATGCGCTTTTCGAGGACGCGGATGTCGGCCAACTTCGCCGCCGCCGTCGTCAGGTTCCGAGTGGCGAAGTGCTCGTACTCGGCTCGCCGGTTCCGCAATGACTTCTCTAGCCACGCGAGGGTCGGGACGTGCGGGTTCGGGTCAACCTTGATGTTGTCGAACAGGTCCACAGTGGACTCCTATCGGTTTGGGTTATACCTATAGTCTAACGTACCAATCTGAGCCATTGCTGAATGCGGGTTAGGACTCCGCGACCACGAACTCGATGTGCGGGTGGTTCTCCTCGAACCAGCGCACCGTGGCGACGATCCCGAGCGGGTTGCCCCGCTGGTCGGTGCCCCGGTACAGCAACTCGCGCTCCTGGTCGGGGAACCGGATCGAGCCACCGGTCGGGTGGAGCGTGACCACGCTCACGCGGCCACCGCCTCCTCCTTGAGCAGGAGCGCGCGGATCGCGCGGTAGGGTCCGCCGATGGACTCGAACTTGATGCCACGGTTCGAGGCCACGTGGTACGCGGCCATCATGCCCTCGTGCGTGTCGAG